AGCAGGCGAAGCAGGCGTATGAGGAGTGGGTTAAGCGAGGCATTAGCTTTGCTAACCATGTATGTACTGTTAGCTCTCTTGTGTACCGGTATGCTATGGACATGGAACACGCTAAAGTAAATCCATTTGGCAATGTAAAGCGTAAGTCTCCACCACAACGTAAGGTTGTATGGTCAGAAACCGACATAAAAAACTTTCTGGACACAGCATACAGCCAATTTGAGTGGCGTAGCCTAGGATTAATTGTGCATATGGCATACGAATGGTGTCAGAGACTAGGTGATATGCGAATGTTACGGTGGAGTAACATAGATTTGCCTAACAGTAAGTTGTTTCTTGAGCAGAGTAAGCGTAGGGCACAGGTAACACTACCTATAGGTGAAGACTTGCATGAAATGCTCACTCAACAGGAGCAAGACTTTGGCTTCCAAGACTACGTAGCACCTCGTGTGATACCGGTGAATGGTGAATACCATCCATACAGTATAGAAAGATTGTCTAAGGCAGGCAGAGTCGTCATGCGAGAGGCAGGATTGGATGATAAGCTAAGGCTAATGGACTTAAGAAGGACAGGTACTACACAAATGGTAGAGGCAGGTGTTTCAATGGGACAAATCATGTCTGTTACAGGGCACAGTAACCCACAATCTGTTAAACCTTACATGAAAAATACATACAACAGTGCAAATAATGCCTTGACTACAAGGAAACACTATGTTAAAAACAGTTAAACTGGTATATAGAAAGGTGATATATACATGAATAATATATATAACACTATAAGTGATATAGACATACGTACAGGTGAGACTAAAAGAATGAACTGTCCTGCTTGTAATGGATATAAAACATTCACTGTGACCAATAACATGGGTAGCTTAATATGGAATTGTTATAAAGCTTCTTGTGATGCTAAAGGTGGAACCAGAGTACACATGTCAGTGGATGATATTCGTGCAGGGTTTAATGGAGCAGAGGAGTTCGCTGAGAGTACCTTTACTATGCCAGAGTACATTGTCCCCCATCGTAACAATAAGGACGTTAGTGAGTGGTGTAAGGGATGGGGATTGAATGAAGATGAATTAAATATTATGTATGATGTTAAGGAACATAGGGTAGTGTTTCCTGTAATACATAATGGGACTGCCGTGGATGCTACAGGACGGTCATTAGGTAAACGTATTCCGAAATGGAAACGCTATGGAAATAGTGGGTTGCCTTATGCACATGGTTGTGGTAGTGTAGCGGTAGTTGTTGAGGACTGCGTGAGTGCGGCCATAGTAGGAAGTAGCGGAGTTAGGTTCGTAGGGGTAGCCGTGTTGGGAACATCGCTTTCCGAATCACATAAGTCGTATCTCTCGCAGTTCTCAACAGTTGTTATAGCTTTAGACCCCGATGCGGCAAAGAAAACCCTAGCTATAGCAAAAGAATTACGAGGCCATGTACCCAACGTGCGTGTCCTCAGACTGCAAGATGACATAAAGTATCAACACCCTGACGATATGGCATCCTTAAATAACCTTAACCAACAAAGGAGTATATGACATGGAACTATCCCTATTACGCAGTCTTATGAACAAGTCTTTCTACGATGACCATCGTGGAGCGAAGTGTCCTGACAGACTATTCAGTAAAGATGTAAGAAAGATTAAGAAGGTAGTAGACCTTGCGATGGACAGGTATGAACGTACTGTTACACCGGATGAAGTGGAAGCACTGTTTATATCAGACAATCGTACACTGACTACTGCACAGAGACAGGCTTACCTAAGTTTGTTTGCACAGATTAAAAAAGAACAGCCGATGGGCAGTGACGTAGCACAGGAAGTGTTGAGTAAACTATTTCAACAGGTAGTGGGCGAGGACATTGCTAACCTTGGCTTTGATTATGTGAATGGTGATAAGACTAGCCTTGAACCATTACGCAACTTACTTGAGCAGTATGGTGATGACTTCACACCTAACCTAAACATTGAGTGGGAAGACATTAGCGTTGAAACACTTCTGGCTAAGGCAGAGCTTGAGGCTAGGTGGTCATTTAATATTGCTCCGGTAACACGTAAGGTGGAAGGTGTATCCGATGGCCACTTGATTGTGGTAGGTGCTAGACCTAACGTAGGTAAGACATCCTTCCATGCTAGCCTTATTGCTTCGCCCCGTGGCTTTGCGGCACAGGGTGCTAATTGTATTGTACTGTGTAATGAGGAGCAAGCAAACCGTGTAGGTGCTAGGTATCTGACAGCGGCATGTGGTATGTCTGCCCGTGAAATCAAGGACAATTTAAGTAAGGCAAAGCTAGCGTATCAGCCGATAATGAATAACATTAAAATCAAGGAAGCATCAGGTCGTGGTATGGCATGGGTTGAATCTGTAGCCAAGACGTATAAGCCTGACATACTTGTACTTGATATGGGTGATAAGTTTGAACAGCAGGGTGGCTTTGCAAGGCAAGACGAAGCACTGAAGGCTAACGCTATTCATGCAAGACAGATTGCCAAGACCTATAATTGCGCTGTATTCTATATGTCACAGCTATCTGCTGAGGCAGAGGGACGTACACAATTGAATCAGTCTATGATGGAAGGTTCACGTACAGGTAAGGCCGCTGAAGCTGACTTGATGATACTGATTGGCAAGTCCCCTGCTGTAGAGGGACAGGATGAAGACAGTCCCCTACGTCATATCAATATAGTTAAGAACAAGTTGACAGGTTGGCATGGTATGGTAAACTGTGAACTAGATTACTTAACAGCGAGGTACGAGGGATGAAGCTAACATTAGACGTAGAAAATACAGTTACACATCGTAATGGTAAGATGCACCTTGACCCATTTGAACCGGAGAATACTTTAGTTCAAGTAGGTATGCTATCAGACCAAGGCGTAGAACGTATCGTTACCTTTGACCACAGCGAGGTTGAGGCAGATGACTTTGGTCACACAGTAGTACAGGAATGGTTGGACAAAGCGAGTGTTCTTATATGCCACAATGCCGCCCATGATTTACTGTGGATATGGGAGAGTGGGTTCAAGTATGATGGCGATGTGTTTGATACCATGCTAGGTGAGTATGTACTACAGCGTGGACAGAAAGAACCGCTATCTCTTGAGGCTTGTGCTGAACGGTATGAGCTAGACACCAAGAAGCAAGACACATTGAAGGAGTACTTCAAGAAAGGATATAGTACTAGAGATATTCCACATGATGAATTGTCTGAGTATCTGTCTGCTGACTTACATGCTACACAACAATTGTATGACAACATCCAAGCAAGATTACTTAGCGATGCTAACTCAGGGCTTATGAGTACAGTAGACCTTACAAATAAATTGTGTGTGTCGCTTGCTCGTATATATCAGCGAGGCTTTACGGTGGATAGTACTAAGCTTGATGAAGTGAGAAAAGAGTTTGAGCAAGAACGCCAAGACTTACAGGAAGCATTGCAGATTCACATCAGAGAATTGATGGGTGATACTCCTATTAATCTTAATAGCTCAGAGCAATTGTCTAGGGTTATATACAGTAGGAAAGTAATAGATAAGCCTTCTTGGGGTGAACGTCTTGACCCATTCATGTCAGACAAAGAGTTTCGTACCATGTGTAATACCGGAACGGAACGTATGTATAAGACTGTAGCCAAGCAGTGTACTACATGTAATGGTACAGGTAAGACATGGAAGACTAAGAAGGATGGTACAAAGTATGCTAAACCTAATCACTGTAAGACTTGTGATAGCCAAGGCTATGTACTAACAAATACTAGTGTTGTTGCAGGATTAAAGTTTCGTCCACCTAATGCTAAGTGGGCTAGTGCAAATGGCTTCTCTACATCCAAGCAGAAGATAGAGCTACTAGAAACAGCGGCACGTGCAAAGAACTTAACAGATGCACAGGACTTCTTAATTAAAGTTCGCAGGCTATCTGCCGTTGATACTTATCTATCTTCCTTTGTGGAAGGTATTGCTACACATACTAAGCAAGACGGTAGACTACATGTTCGTTTACTACAGCATCGTACATCTACAGGCAGACTATCTGGTGCAGACCCTAACATGCAGAACATGCCCCGTGGTGGTACGTTTCCGGTGAAGAAAGTATTTGTATCTAGGTTTGCGGATGGTAAGATAATGCAAGCTGACTTTGGACAACTTGAGTTTAGAACAGCGGCTTATCTATCACAAGATGAAGTGGCTATACAGGAAGTGGTAACAGGATTTGATGTACATGCTTACACTAGTAAAGTTATTACTGATGCAGGACAAGTTACAAGCAGGCAGGAAGCTAAGGCACATACCTTTGCACCACTATACGGAGCTACAGGCTACGGTAGAACGCCTGCTGAAGCTTCTTACTATGCTCACTTCACTGAGAAGTATCAGGGCATTGCTAAGTGGCACAGCAAGCTAGCCAAAGAAGCTATTAATACAGGTAAGATAGTTACGCCTTCGGGCAGAGAGTTTTCTTTTCCTGATGTGAGACGGAACTCACGAGGTAGAGTATCCCATTTCACACAGATAAAGAATTATCCGGTGCAGTCATTTGCTACGGCAGATATTGTACCAATTGCACTGCTACACATAGAGAAATTACTTGACGGTATGCAATCATGTGTGGTAAATACTGTACACGATGACATCATTCTTGATGTTCATCCAACTGAAGAAAGGAAAGTACTAAACATTATTGGTGAAACCAATAGACAATTAACACAGCTAATTGAAAGTCAATGGGGAATATCATTTAATGTGCCTCTTGAATTAGAAGCACAGATAGGACCGAATTGGCTTGACACGAAAGACGTAGCATGTTAAAACTAATAACCTTTAAACACTCGAAAGAAGGAGTATAATTTATGGAATTAACTACAATTGACACAAACAACTATGCAGAAATGGCTAAGGCTATGGGCATAGCAAACGAAGGTGGTACTAATAAGAAGAAGAGCAGTAACCTTGCTCGTCTACGTATTAATCATTCACCTATTACCGGTAACGCAGAAGTTAAAGGTAAGAAAGTAAAGATGGAAGTCGTATCTGGTGGTACTTATAAGTTAGAGATACCAGATGGGCCGACATATTATGCTGAGTCCATTGAAGTCAGACCATATCTACAACGCTTTATGTATAAGCGGTATGTCAGAGGACAGAATGACGAGCCTAATCGCTTCGTTAAAACTGTGATGGCAGACACATTAAATGTAGATTTGAAAGACAACGATGGTGGCTTTAACTGTGGTAAACCTGCAGGGTACATTGCCGATTTTAAATCTCTACCTGAGAAGACACAGGAATTGATTAAGCAAATCAAACGTGTACGTGTAGTACTAGGTACAGTAAAGCTGATTAATCCTACCGATGCTAACGGTGAAGAAGTTACGTTGGATGAAACACCATTCATATGGGAAGTTGATAATCGTGATGCCTTTAAGACAGTAGGTAGTGCGTTTACTCAACTGGCTAAGATGCAACGTCTTCCTGTACAGCATATGATTTCTGCTACTACAGAAGAGCGCACGATTCCTACCGGAGCAGTGTACTATCTTCCTGTTGTTGCCCTTGATGTGACTAAGACTATTGAGCTTACACAGAAAGAGCAAGGACTATTCACTGACTTCCTTCAATGGGTTCAGAACTACAATGAGTACATCATTAATTCATGGCAAGAGAAAGCATCTAGCCACGATGATGAAGATGACATTGAGATTGTCGATGGCATTGTAGACATTGAGCTTGAAGAAGGAGTTGCATAATGAACCATCCTGCTGAACTAGCTTTGCATCAATACATGGAAAATGCTGTCAAAGGCAAGACCACTATGGCAGACACCACCATTAAACAGGTGGCGGATGACATATCTGATGCACTTAAGCGACAGTTTGGTAGCGGTAAGACACGGGGCGACTTCAGACTGAGAATGTCTAACGTGGGTCGCCCCACTTGTCAACTGTGGTTCGAGAAAAACCAGAGTGAAAAGGCACTGCCGTTTCCAACTACATTCATAATGAATATGATGCTTGGCGATATAGTCGAAGCCGTATTTAAAGGACTACTAAAAGAAGCAGGAGTACAATATGAGGATGACGAGCAAGTTACTCTTACTCTGGAGGATGGCACAACCATTAATGGAACATATGATATTGTTGTTAATGGTGCTGTTGACGATGTGAAGTCTGCATCGAATTGGTCATACCAAAATAAGTTTGAGTCTTATGAAACCCTTGCCGCCAAGGATGGCTTCGGTTACGTAGGACAATTAGCAGGGTATGCCAAGGCATCCGGCAAACGTGTAGGCGGTTGGTGGGTTGTCAATAAAGCTAATGGACAATTCAAGTATGTCTCTGCGGCAAACATGGACTTGGACAAAGAGATAGCGAAGATAGAAGATACTGTGCAGACTGTTAAAGATAACAAGTTTGAGCGGTGCTTTGAACCGGAGCCAGAGACTTTTAGAGGAACACCTACAGGTAATACTGTACTAAATAGTAATTGTACATTTTGTTCGTACAGATTTAGTTGTTGGCCTACTCTTGAAGAACGCCCCTCTATTCCTTCTAAAGCTAAGGAGCCAAAGATGGTCCCTTACATTTCGATAGAAGAGGAGCAAGCTAGTGCCTAACTATAAAGCGTTCAGTAGGGCACGTAAGTATGGGTATCGCAGTGGGCTAGAAGTAAAGCTTTCCAAATACCTTGATGAACTAAACTACAAGTATGGTTATGAGAGCATCAAGATTGAATGGGAAGACCTAGCCTACCGCACCTATACTCCGGACTTTATACTGAAGAATGGCATTATAATAGAAGCTAAAGGAATGTTTACCGCATCTGACAGACGGAAACATATAGCAATAAAGAAACAACACCCGAAGCTTGACATCAGATTTGTATTTGAGAATAGCAGACGGAAGTTAAGTAAGGGTGCAAAGTCTACGTATGGAGAATGGTGTACTAAGAATGGCCTGTTGTATTACGATAGAATTATTCCAGAGGATTGGTTGAAAGAAAAAGGAACCAAAACTAATCACCCTAAACTTATACCGTTTACCGGTACTAAGATTAAAAGGAAGTAATATGGACTGTTGGCACTGTAGAACTGAACTTATATGGGGCGGAGACATTGACGTAGAAGACATGGTACTAGGAGATATGATACACAGCAATCTATCCTGTCCAAATAAGGATTGTAGGGCTATGTATGAAGTATATTTACCACTAACAAAAGGAGACATAGAACATGATAGATAATCCAATGGAAGCACGAGACGAAGACTTTGTAATTAGAGTACGGCCTGCCCTACATGAAGGAGAATGGACGGGGGAAGTAGACTTATCTATTCTAACACATGAGCTTAATCCACTAGACGATGCTAGCTTCGATGACCTTATGCACTTTTGCACTATGGTATGTGCTACCGTACCCATGATGGAGAAAGAGGAGTCAATTAGAAATATTGTAGAGGGCTATGTAAGTAACTTAAGTAACACTAAGCAGGATGCTGAGGAAAAAGAAATTGAAGTAGACAAAAAAGATGTTGCATCTTCTGTAAAAGATGGTAATATAATTACTGTAGATTTCTTTAACAATAAAAATCAGAAGTTACATTAGGAGATATGAGCATGACATACGGTGAATTTGGCAGACACGTGGATAATACACAGAAAGCATGGAAGCAACGTAAGAGAACTTCCCTTGAAAGAAAGTTAGGCATAGACGAAGAAGATAACCAAACTGATATGTTTCCTGATATGGTAAATCATCCACCGCATTATAATTCATCAGGCATAGAATGTATTGATGCTATTCAAGCAGCAACAGAGGAGGGGTATGAATACTATCTTCAAGGGAATATTATGAAGTACATCTGGAGATACCGTTATAAAAATGGACTAGAAGATTTACGTAAAGCTCAGTGGTATCTAGCTAAACTAGTCGAAGCAAAAGAGTCGAATGGAAAGTAAGATGAAAGTACGAGTAAAAATGTTTCTTACACTAGAAGTAGACACAGAGGAGTATCAAACTCCTGCAGATGGAGACTTCGGCATAGAGTTAGAAGACGGACTTAAAGAATTTATACACGAAGTAGAAGGTATTCAAATTAAAAATATAAGAACAATTACGGAGTAAGATATATGAACAATACATTACCTACAGACTATCAAAACTTCATTGCTCTTTCTCGCTACGCTAGGTGGAAAGAAGACGAGCAACGCAGAGAAACATGGGGAGAAACTGTATCTAGATACTTTGACTATATGACAAAGCATTTAAAAGATAAGCACAGCTTTACCTTAACAAGTTCATTGCGTAACGAGTTGGAAGAAGCGGTACTGTCACAAGAAGTAATGCCTAGTATGAGAGCCTTGATGACTTCAGGGCCTGCACTAGACCGCTGTCATGTAGGTGGATACAATTGTTCATACGTTCCGGTAGATAGTCCTCGTGCCTTCGATGAAACAATGTACATTCTAATGTGTGGTACAGGTGTTGGCTTCAGTGTTGAGAGACATAACATTGAGAAGTTACCTATCGTAAACGAAGACTTCCATGAAACAGATACCGTAATTAAAGTAGGGGACAGTCGTCCGGGTTGGGCTAAGTCACTTAAAGAATTGATAGCTATGCTATACACAGGACAAGTTCCTAAGTGGGATACAAGTGAGGTACGTGAAGCAGGAGCTAGACTTAAAACATTTGGGGGCCGTGCCTCTGGACCTCAGCCCTTAGTGGAGCTATTTGATTTCTGTATTGAAGTATTCCGCAAAGCTGCAGGACGTAGACTATATCCAATTGAGTGCCATGATATTATGTGTAAGATTGGGGAAGTAGTAGTCGTAGGTGGGGTACGTAGAAGCGCACTAATTAGTTTGTCTAATCTTAATGATGACCAAATGCGTAATGCTAAGGCAGGACAATGGTGGGAGTACGAAGGACAGCGTTCATTAGCTAACAATAGTGTAGCTTACAAAGGCAAGCCGGAGATGGGTACATTCATGCGTGAGTGGATGGCTTTGTATGACAGTAAGTCTGGTGAACGTGGCATCTTTAACCGTCAGTCTGCACAGAAGCAGGCCGCTAAGAATGGTAGACGAGATGCCGATTGGGACTTTGGATGCAATCCATGTAGTGAAATTATACTACGCCCATACCAGTTCTGTAACCTTAGTGAGGTAGTAGTACGTGATACAGATACCGAAGCTACACTAAGACGTAAGGTAGGATTGGCTACTACACTTGGTACATTCCAAGCAACACTGACTGACTTTAAATACTTACGTAAGATATGGAAGAACAACACTGAAGAAGAACGTCTACTTGGTGTCTCCCTTACTGGTATTATGGACAACAAATTAATGGCAGATAAAGTACGCACTGCTAACTTAGCCGAAATGCTAGAGGAACTTAAGGCGGTATCAGTGAAGGTTAATGCTAGTATCTCTAAGAAGCTAGGTATCAATCAGTCTACTGCTATTACATGCATCAAACCTTCCGGTACAGTATCTCAGTTAACAGATGCAGCATCAGGTATTCATGCAAGACATAACCCTTATTACATTCGTACTGTACGTGGTGATAATAAAGACCCACTAACACAGTTCTTAATCGATGCAGGCATCCCATCTGAGCCTGATGTAATGAAGCCGGATAGCACTACAGTCTTTAGCTTTCCTATGAAGTCACCTAACAGTGCCGTATGTCGTACCGATATGACTGCCATTGAACAGTTAAACCTATGGCTAACCTATCAAAGACATTGGTGTGAACACAAACCTTCTGTTACAATCAGTGTGAAGGAAGACGAGTGGATGGATGTAGGTGCATGGACGTACGAACACTTCGATGAAGTATCAGGCATTAGCTTCTTACCATTCAGTGAACATACTTACAAGCAAGCACCCTATCAGGACTGTGACAAAGCAGATTACACAGCAATGCTGAAGACTATGCCTAAAGCAATTGATTGGAATAAGCTTCAAGAGTTTGAGAAAGAAGATACTACATCAGGTGGCCGTGAGCTAGCCTGTACTGCCGGAACTTGTGAAGTCGTAGACTTAACTGCAAATTAATCTTACCCGAAAGGAATATCAACATGAAGAAATTAGAACCTAGTGTAGCTAACCGAAAGAAGTTTGACCTTGACCTTGAGTACGGTAAGGTAAGAGAGAAGCTTGTAGCTGACATGCTACAGGATAAAAAGATTGAAGTTAAATCAGAGAGGGATGTGTGGCAACGCACAGGTAACATTGCGATTGAGTACGAGTCGTATGGTAAACCTAGCGGCATCAATGCCACAGAGTCTGACTACTGGTTTCATAACCTGTGTATAGGAGAGGATGTATTTGCAACGCTTGTGTTTAATACAGATAGTTTGAAGCGTATCATTGGTGGGCTAGATAACAAGAGGTCTGTATCCGGTGGGGACCACAATGCCTCTCGTATGTATCTGTTAAACTTACAGAAGTTATTTTCATCTGACGTAGTAAAAGCATTTAAAGATAAGGGAAATCTTGCAGAAGAGCAAAAGGAAGCTAGCTAGTATGAGTAGAGCAGAAGAATATGTTTCCTTACAGGAAGAGCTAGACCAGTGGTTGCGTACCAAGTATAAAGGGATGACACCACAGTCTAGCATGTTTCCTATACTAAGGCTAAAAGAAATACATGAATTGATGATACAGCAAAAACATTATGCACATCATGGTAAGCATGTTAGCACAGCTAACCTTAAACAGATTAGAGAACTGTGTACTAACTTGATAGACATGTCGTATGAAATACAGGAGATAGTGCTTACACATGACCCGTCCCTGACGGAGTGCAAGTATTAGAACTTAGATAGGCGTTTAGCCCAAGCAGTAGCAATAGCGTAATGATTTACATCTGGCTCTTCTTTTACCATTTCTAGTACGCTTTTGCCATACCTTTCCATGTAGTGTTCATTAATAATTGCAGTTTGATTACCCGATAACTTATTAAACTTTGCTCTATCAAATGCAGTTGGTTTAGTATTATTTGCCTTTATTTCTGCTTCTCGCTTACCTAGTTCATTAGCTTGGTCTTTATACACACCAAGCCTCTGAGCAAAGGCTTGCCTCTTTTGATTGTCAGTAAGGCGTTGATATCGGGGTGAGTTTATTCTGTTCATCATATCCTCTTCAACTAAGCGGCCTAAGTTCCTATCAACAAATAAGTCAGCAGATTTATCTCCTGTCTTAGCTCCAAGTGTGTATCTCTTAATGCCTAAGCGCATCATTTCTTTTTCTACAGGGTTAGGTTCGTCTTCGATTCGGGGAGCACCTGATTGTCCTACTAGTGATGACATTCTATATATAGGTTGGTCACGAGTAGGACTTTCAAACTGCGCTAATTCTTTTGAGAATATAGGAAGGTCTTTCTTAATAGTATTTTTAAAAGCCGACATGCCTCTTTCTTTAAATCCAATTCCATTAATGTCATCAGGACTACGCACTATAGCCGCTTCTGTGTCATAAGCAGCCATAATGTCTCTGACAAAACGAGCCGGAGTAAGTAGACCACCGGTCAATTCACCTACGTATTGTCCTGTCAGTTCACCAAAGCGTTCAGTATCAGGAGATTCTGCACCCCCTAGATTTAAAGCAGCAATAGTTTCCCCAAAGTTATCTAGTACAAAAGAGCTTGCTCCAGTACGAGACTGTACTCCTGTAACTGTGCTTATTACTTCTTTTAAATCTAATTTATCAAAATCATTGTTCGTGTACTTGACAAGTACATCAGCTATTGCAAGATATGGGGCGATAGGAAATACAGGTCGCAAATCTTTTAATGTACCATCGTCTGCCTGATACTGGTAAAAGGGTATCTCTTGATTTTCTTTTCTGTACTTAACTGCAGCATACAAAGCAGCAACACCTACTGCTCCTTTTGATACTTCTTCTTTAGCTTTTGAAAAAGCAGCCACTGCGGCATCATCCCACTCACCTTTTTTGCCTGCCTCTTTAGTTAGCTTGGCCATAGCAGAGTAGTAGGTTCCTACACCGGCACGTAAGATACCGCCTGCAGCCCCAACACCAGAATAGTCGTACTGAAATTTTATAGCGTTAGCCATAAACCGTGCAAACGGAAATGCTCCAGTACCTACAGGTAGAGGAAGCATAGGTAAGGATTGATTAAACTCAATAAATTTTCTAGCTATATTACTAGTAGGTGTTTTTCCACTAGGCATTTTAGTAAAGGTAAATTCTAAAGCTTCGTCCATAGCATCTCTAAGTAAGCTAGTAGGTAGCTGTGCTCCTGATGCTGTAAGCTCTTCTAAACTTTTAAATTGCTTTGGTCCTGTAGGATTGTCTGTAATAATACCTGACCGTCTCAATCGTTTATCTATGTGATTGGTCATAATGCCTTTTCTAAAAAAGATATCTTGAGCAGAGTTAAGTACATTAAGATGCCGAACAACTCCTGCAACATCACTTGGGTCACCAATGTCTTGCAGTGTATTATTCATTCGTGCTAATAGCGTAGGATTGTATTTAAGTAAATCGTCTAATAGGAGTGAAGTATCAGAGAAAGAAGCTAACCTACCAAGCTTACCAAAGCTGTCCCTAAATATGTCTCTGATTATTCCCCTACCAGATTCTATATTTCCTGTCGTTACTGCCTTAGTCATATTACCAATATTAGCAAGTGTACTTTCCATTAAGTCAGCAGCCGTTTCAAACGTAAGTCTGATGCCACCACCTACTATATTTCGTCCTGTCGTAGCCGGTTGTATTACCATAGAAGCTATCCGGGTAGCATCTACCTTTTTGAAAAACTTCCAAAGCATAGAAGTACCAACAGCAGCTTTGTCTGCGCTTGAAGGCTTTAAAATTTCTTTTATCTGCAGTCCTCGCACACCCTTCATAATCTTACCAATTCTACCTAGCGTACTTAGTACTGTACCCGCATCTGAATAAGTACTGCCTAATGAGTTGGCAAATTCATCTACTGTTATTCCTTGACGAGATATAGCAGAAGATAAAGCATCATCAAAGAGTTCGTCTTCTTGCCTTAATTGATACGTTATTTTCCCGTCTTTTCCCCGGACCTTTAATAGTCTGTCAGATATAACCTTAGCCATGACTTCCATAGCTTTAGTCTCTTCATCTATCATCTTACCTAGCTGACCTGTTTCAGCTAAGTCCATTACTGTTTCTGTAATTACATCACCGGTACGAACTATAAGTTCTTTTTTGTATTGTGCTTCAGTCAGTTCCCCAGAAGGACTTAATCGTTCTAATACTTCTCGTCCACTTTTTATATCAATTATACCGTTTACTGTAGCCTTTGTAGTCTCTCCTACCAAAGCTTTTGCTAACTCTGCCTGTTGCTTCTTAGTTCTATCTTTATATTCCGCTTGTATCTTTTGTCTTGTAATTGCTTTTGCTTCAGCATTTTTAACAATAGCATCTGCGCTTAGACCGCCACCAACTGTTTTTCCGGACACCATACCAAGAGCACCAAGTGCTAAACCAATACCCCCTGCTGATATAGCCGTTACATAATCATAGTCTTCCGGAACTTCCTGACCGTCAAAGCCTACTTTTTTAGAAAGCATGTCTATTTCTTGTTCTTGTAGATTCATCACAGAACCTAGGCCTGCTTCCAAAGCATACCCGGCAGCTTCAGTACGGCCTGCGGTTGTCTTAAGTTGGTTTTTAAAGGTGTATTTTGCTGCCTCTTTCATTGCAGCATCTTTACCCTTCTCTATAAAAACTTTTTGTATAGCACGAGAAGCCATCTTTCTGGCGACAAAGCTTGCCCCAAAACCAAGATAACTAAAAGGGTCAAATAAAATAGCACCACCAAATTCTTTAATAGCATTTAGTGTTCCCGTTCCACCGTCTTCATAAAAGGCAGGAACCTTTTCTATTTGATTATATAGATAACCAAAGTCTTCTCGCTTCTTAGAATCAGCAGTTCTAAGATAGTCTACTTGTTGCCCTAAGTCTATTACGTTCCATTCAAACTCTCTTGTATGGTGCAAGAAACGCCTTACGTAATCTAGATTAGTTTCACCTTCTTGCTGTACACCCATACTATTTTTATTGTCTTGACCATACTTGCGAAGAACCTTCATATAAGTTTCATCATCTGCTAATTCTTGAAACTGTATAGTATCATCTTCTTCTTCGTCAGAAGTATCAGATGTATCAGTAACAGCAGATGTATCAGTAACAGCAGATGTATCAGCAACAGCAGATGTATCAGTAACCTCTGGGGTATTCAGAGTACTTAAATACTTATTCAATACTTCTTCATCAGATAACTTAGTTTTATCTGTATCAATAACAGCAGATGTATCAGTAACCTCTGGGGTATTCAGAGTACTTAAATACTTATTTAATACTTCCTCATCGGATAACTTAGTTTCTTCTTGCATCATATTTTTTGCCATAAAATTTATTTCACTATATACTAGCAGTAATTAAATTATAAAGTTTTTTTATCTACTTAATGTATTTTTATTCTAGGTTAGGCAGAATATCTAAAATTTTAAGACGCAATTTTTCACGTATGTCGTTGTACATAGCACTAGAGCGCATACCTTCCACCTCAGCATCCGTTCGGAATAGTTTATTTTTCAAAAATTCATCCGTAATATTTTCTGCAATCTTATTTGCCTGTTGGTTAGTCAAAATACGTCCAATTCCAGTCGCACTTTTCCTAGCAAGGATTCTGACCTCTTCGTTCATTGTCAGAGGAGAAGCACCTTCTTCTGTTGGTGTAATAAACTCATCAAAAGCGGTGTCATTATAAGCCATTCTGTCTTCCGGGCTCAGACTATCATACTGTTCTTTTTCCTTTTTAACGTCTAATTCCGCTTTATAATTTTCCACAGCCTGTGCGGCCGCTTCCTCCGTTTTCACTATTCCTGCCTTTACCAATTCCGTTACAATATTTGTATATTGTAAGTCAGTAAGCTCCTGACCCGGATAGTTAGTTTCTACAAGGGCAGCTATCGCTCCCTGCTGCTGTTCCTGTGAAAGTATCGGTGTTTCGCCACCAGTCCCACCATCAGCACCGGGACCCCCGCCACCAGTGACAGGAACATCGCCACCAGTGACAGGACCCCCGCCACCAGTGACAGGAACATCGCCTGCGTTGTTACTCTTTCTATTCTTCAAAAAGTCTATGTAAACGGAATATGGTATTCTTCCTACACCACCTTGAATGTCCATCATATTCATAGCACTACGCTCAACAAAATTACCGTCATCATCTGTGAGCATATTCTCTACCATATTGTATTGATATTCATACTTTTTTTGTGCTCTATACTTTGTTGCATCTTCTCCCGTAATCGAATCTCCCGCTTTTTTCTCTAGACCTTTAATAGTCGTAAAAGTATCTCCGTCAGCTATTTTCGCTTCCGCTGTGTCTCCAACGCCCCCAAACTCTATGCTTTCGTCTAATGCTCTTATCGCAGCATCATAAGAAGACACTCTTAAATTTAGAGACACTATTTCTTTGCCAGATAATTCTTGGGCATTCAACTTAGCATTATTCTCTTGCTCCGCCTCGTAATTTTTTGTTGCTTCTTTTAATTCATTATCAAGTTTTTCTGCTTCTAATTTGTAGGCTTCTCCACTAAGCGTATCTTTATTCTTTAGAAGGTCAGCTATCTTCTTATTTATTTTTTGTACGCCATCAAAAGCTACGTTCACTCTTTCCTCTGAATCTTTTATAATTAAATCTAGTTGAGCTTTCTGTGCCGGCATAGTTTGTCGATAAAAACCTTCCGGTACAGCCATTGCTGCAATGCCAGAATCTTTACGTGACACACTAGGTACAATGTCTTGTATGCCTTGCGTTAAAGATTTATTAACTGTGTCCTTATCAAGGCCAAGACCAATAGCAGTAAGAAAGCTAGGACTTTCTGTAAACTTAGCATCAACGTCAGATATCTCGTATCTAAAATTATCCAGAGCATCTTGCATAGTAAAGTTACCATACTGAGAAAAGTCTACTCCACTGTTTTTCAACATGTCTGTGTAGTCAAAAGTTCCTCCTAAATCTGCATTTGCATCTACCCTACTAAAATGTCTATCTAATGAATCGTTATCGCCACCAAGACCTTTATATACTGCAACCACTTCTGCCGCACCTGCTCCCGTTTCATTCTTTAATCTTTCAAGATGTTTCTGTGTTCTCCTGTCTTCTGCTTTAGCTCTATCTTGTTCTTGAACCTGACGAGTTTCGTAGAATGTTCTAAGCTTATCAAGCCTAGCTTCTCTTCTCTGCCTGTCATCTGATATTGTTTCCCCTACTGAGGTTGCTAAACCTGTTGCTAAACCTGTAGCAAATGAACCGCCAAATAATCCCATTAGTCTCTCCTTGACATCAAGCCAGAAGTCTCTTCTTTAACTTCTTCTTGCATATCTTTTTTGTCTTCATCATCGTCTACATTAGGTGCTAAGTCAGCTTCATCTATTACATCTTGATACTGCAAGGCAAGCTTAGTAAGTAAAGTATCTCTAGTCTTAGGATTTTTATCCTCTAAACCTGTATCGTATTCTATGTTTGCACTATCACCAAGTAGCATAAGCATTTCCATTATTAATGGAAGAGCAAGCATACTCACATCTAAAGTATGCACACCCTCCATAACATTTGCCATTTGAATTGTATTAGCTAATGTTGTTACAGGGACACCCATTTCTAGTATGTCTATAGCCTGCAGCATAAATTCTTCTGAAGACATACGCTCCATATAAAAATCCATTACCTCATCTATAGTACTATACTGAGGTGGATTTTGCCACGGTCTACCGCCTAGTTCTGCAGTAAGAGATTGTCCCGGAATGGGGCGGTCAAAGATGGGTTCATCAGTTAGAAGTGCCATTAATTTCATTCCTATATTTTCTAATAACTTGCATTTGTTTTCCAACACGAACAGCAGGATTATTTAAGTCTAGCCCAGATGACTTAGCACTGGAAGGTTTACGTAGTAAGCCTGTGTTTTTTTCTTCTGGCTTATCTTCTGGTAGGTTCTCAATGTCCATACGTAAGTATGCTGCTACTGCAGGATTTGATTTATCTAACATGTGTTATGGTGTTCCTTTAAATTTTGATTCTATGTAAGCAGAACCTAGTTGTCCAATCAAAGCCCCAATAGCAGTACCCGCTGCTGACGAGGCTTGCTCACCGGCAACTCTCTCACGCATAGCAGCATCTACTTCTGCAATAGCCATAGCACTAATACGGTCTTGTGAGTTTTCCGCTGAAGTCCATGCCCACTCCAGTGTGTCACTATACATCTGCCACATGTTCGCATACGCTTGAGTAGATACATTAAGCACATTCTGTGCGTTGACTTCGTTAGCACGATTAATTGCTGCTGTATCTGCTGTAGCTAATTGCCTACGCCACTGTGCATTACTCTGAGAAATTACTAATTGGTTCTGAGCATTGAATTGGTCACGCTGATTATTTATTTCAGCATTAAACTTTTCCATTGCGTTAGTTTGTCCGGCATTAAACTGTGCCTGCCCATTCGCTTGTGCTGTATTAAACTGTGATACATTGTTAGCTAAGTTAGCAAAGAATTGGTCAACTTGATTTTGTGAAGAGGCATTGAATTGACGAGAAGCATTTTCTGCAGCTTGGTCAGTAAACAAAGACTGAATACGCTGTTGTGCTTTAAACGTCTCCGTCTGCTGTCTGTTAGACAAGTTAGCCATGTCTGTCTGCATAAAGTTTTGTGCGTTCATTACTGCAGCTTGCTGACGATTACTTAAGTTAGCCATATCCATTTGAGCTAAGGCAGCAGCTTCTGCCATAACTACTGCTTGTCTATTGGACAAGTTATTAAGGTTCATAGTGTTGGCGGCACGACTATTCTCAAGAGCTACTTGTTGTTCCGCAGTAAAGTTCATATTGGCTACGTCAGCAATACGTGCTGAGTTTTGTACTCTTGCTTGGAAGTCTTGAGTAAACTCAATGTTCAGAAACTCTGCTCTTTGTTGTGCAGCTAGTATAGCACGTTGCTGTCTGTTTGACAAGTTCTGTGATTCAAATTGTGCCTGAACAGAAGCATCTGCTTGTGCAATAGGAAGAGCAGCTTCCATAGTTGCTTGAATAACAGCCTGTCCTGCCAAGCTAGATGAACCTAACCCACGAGCAGCCATAGCTTGTGTAGCTTTACGCATAGCACCTGCGGCCCATGCAGGAGTTTTACCACCTTCAAAGTCATCCATTAACTCTGTTAGCTGACCTTGTATCGTAGCTTTATCAGAAGGAGTAGCTTGAGCAGCCTGTACTTGTTCAGTAAACTGAGCAGCTTTTTGTGCATCTGCACTTCCACTGATAAGTTCACCTTGCTGTATTTCTCTTTGTACAGGATTGTCCATTAATATAGCATTACCTTGTGCTGCTTTAACGTCCCCTACAGAGGTGGCAGCTTGCTGTGCAGCAATTACGTTAGCTTCAGGGCTAACGGTTCCCTGTGCGGCTTGTACAGCGTTTAAAGCACTATCTACTGCAGGAGCAGCGGCAACAGCTTGAGTTATATTAGCATCTGTTTCTATCGGGGCTTGTGCGAATGAAGTAGTAGCACCTGTTATAGGAGCAGCTACTGAACCTTGTACCTGACCTAGAGTCGGGTCTATTATTTGTCCGGGAGTTTGTGCAATACCTTGAGCAACAGCAACACCGCCTACAGGTAGTCCCGGTTGTTGCATGCGCTGTGCTGAAACATCGCCTATTGTAGGTGCAGAACCATCAGCTAAAGGTTGTAGTGTTTGTATAGGTACAGGTGCTTGACCAGTTGTAAATGTACGAGATACATTTGTAGGAGCAGGTTCTGCATTTGCTAAATTGCTACCATAATTACCTAGCGCAGCACCAAGACCACCACCTGTTACCGTACCCATTGGTTGGGAAGTAGGAGTAGGTTCTACTGCAGGAGTTATACTTTGGACAGATGGTTGTACTGTTCCTGCTGTACCGCCATAGTCGCCATCTCCAGATTGATTAACCATACCACCCGTTTCCATAGCAAGTCCACCACGTGCCATACGAATAGCACGATTAGTGTACTCATTCATTTGATTTTGTCGCATGGGGTCTTGTGCTAAGTAGTCACCAAAGGTATTCATGTTACCTGTGTAGCCCATAGACCGTGCTATCTTCTCCATGCCGCTTGGCTTAAATGCTTTAAATGCTGCCATTTATTTAGTCCCTACTTAATACTTTATCTAATTTATCTTCGACACGATGGATAGCATCCATAACACGATTCATGTCTTCTCTAAGTTCATACTTAGTAGCATACTCTTCTCTTGTTTTATTAAGAAGTATTTCTAGTCTCTTCTGTTCACGAGAAGTGTTTGATGCCCACCATCCGCCAACAGTAACAATAATTGCTAATAGTGCATCAATTAAATTAGCCATTTCCATAATATTATCCTAAGTATTAACGTAGCCCATTGCAAGCTCAAGTTCAACTCCACCCTTGTCAGTCCAAGCCTTATCCACTTCTTCTGTCCACCAATCTTTCCAGTTTGTTAAGTCACCAGTAA